CGCGTCAAAGCCATCATCGCTCCCTATCTTGTCAAGGTAGCGGATGGGGTGGATGACCCTGCAATTATATCGGCAGCCAGTGTGGTTGCCGATCTCGCGGCGGTGCAGGCTGCAGTCACCGCGCTGGAGGCTAAACTCGCTGATACTGAAGATACACTGTTTGGGGTCGACCAGACTTGGCAGAACTTAGTGAGCAGTCGCTCAGTCAATACTGTCTATCAGAATACTACGGGTAAGATGATATCAGTATTCGTATCCGACGACGCGGATAGTGTGCAGCGCAACATGGAGGTAAGTGCAGACGCAGTTGAGTGGGTCCGAATAGCTGCGCAGAGGAACGATGGTCATCAAGGTGTCACTGGTCTGGTGCCCGATGGTTATTATTATCGAACTACTGGAGCTACACCATTGTATTGGTCAGAATTGAGGTAACACAATGGAGTGCGGATTTTACCACTCGTCAAGAGGTTATTGGCAGACAACCGAATACCCCTCTGCAAAGTACCTTGCGGATTACCCGGTCGGTACGGTCGAAGTTTCTCTAAAGCCCTGTGAGTTCCACGAATATAGAGAGGGGGAGTGGGTTTACCACGGCCCTCCGGAAACAACGTTGGAAGAGCGTCGTGCGAGGTTACATCCACTCACTGCCCGTCAGCTCCGGCTCGGACTGCTGGATGCCAACCGCACCTTTGCCCAGGTGGATGCAGCGATAGCTGCCATCGAGGACGACATTGCCCAGGAAAAGGCGTTGGTCGAATGGGAGTATGCAGCGACCTTCAACAGAACCCATCCGCTTGTTGTCTCGCTCTCGGCCGCGCTCGGTTTCACTTCTGAAGAAGTTGACACGCTCTGGGAAGATGCTTTGGCGCTTTAGCCTGCCTGCAATTTGCCGATGTCCGCCGCCCTTGAGGCGGTTTTTTTGTGCCTGAAAGGCAATCAAATGAACCTGGTTTCAAACTGGCGCGCGGTCCTGCAAAGGGCTTGGAGCGTGCGCCTTATGCTGCTTGCCGCGTTGTTCTCTGGTGCGGAAGTGGCGCTGCCCTTTCTGGGCGATTTTATTGCGCCGGGCTGGTTTGCCGCGGTTTCGGCTCTGATGGTTTCGGCGGCTTTCGTGGCCCGCATTCTTGCACAAAGGAACATGATTGATGAAACGTAAAACCCGATTGGCCGGGACAGTCGGCGCAGCTGCGATCGCGCTGGTTGGGGCCTGGGAAGGTCTCCGCCTAACCGCTTACAGGGACGTGGTCGGGATGCCGACCGTCTGTTATGGCGAGACACTCGGGGTGAAACTCGGGGACAAGCACACAAAGCCCGAATGCGATGCAATGCTGTTGGCCTCGCTGCGGAGGCACGAAACCGGAATGAGAAACTGTCTTACGCGGCCAGACGGCATTCCTGCAAAGTCCTATATCGCATTCGTGAGCCTCACCTATAACATCGGGGTAGGGGCTTTCTGCCGGTCGACCGCACGCAAACGTCTGGATGCCGGCGATCTGAAGGGAGCCTGCGATGCCGGGACCTGGTTCAAACGAGCAGACGGGCGGGTCATCCCTGGACTGGTCAACCGCCGAGTAGCTGAGCATAGGCTGTGCTTGAAGGGACTGAAATGATCGGCGCCATTTTCAGTACTTTTCTCTCGACGCCGATCCTCCGCAACCTGCTGGCAATTGCCGGTTTCCTATGTGGCCTTTTTCTCTGGCACGCAGCGGACAAAGCAAGAGCTGTGCGCTTTTCTAAAGAAGGCATGGTGGCACGGGCCGAGCTGACGGCGGCACGCACACAGCTGGAAGAGCTGCGGCGGAGGCAGGCGGTTACCGAGTTAGCCAGACAGCGCCTCCAGATCGAAATTGAAAAGGCAAACGCAGAAGCGGAAGCCGTGGCTGAGGAACTGGAACACTATGTCTCGACTATTGATGACGGCTGTGTCGTGCAGCCTGATCTCTTTGAACGCTTGCAGCGGGGCTGACAACCGCCTTCGGTCGGCCTTTGCACAGACCAGTATCTTGGAAGCAAGCCGGGATTTGCCTTCATACCCGCCGGATTGCAGGCGCTCGGAGTACTCCGGTGTTCGCGTCGGAGAACCGCTCGATATTGCGCTGCTCCGAACTGACCGGGCACTTGGCCGGGCCAACAGTCGGGTCAAACGCTGCAGCCGTTGGTATCATGACATCAAAACCGGCTTTGAAAGGAGAAAGGGTGACTGAGGAGGATCTTTTTGAACTTGCCAGAAAAAGTGGAAGAGAAGGAGGACGCGAAGCGGCACGGGAAGTTCTCCGTGCTCTCGGTGTCGATACAGAACATCCACTGGAAGCCCAGAAAGATATGCATTTCCTGCGCGACCTGCGCAATGGGACTTCCAGTCTCAAGGGAAAAGTGATCAATACAATTGTTGGTGCTCTGGCTCTTGCCGGCCTCTATAAGTTGCTGTCCGGCGTAAAGTGGGGACCTTGA